AAGAATTTTATTGATAATTATGTTACCCCACGATTTGATCAATCCAAATCCATGGATGAGTTTATTAGCTATATTGACACTATTGACGAAGAAACAGAGCAAAATATTTTTCAAACACAAACAGCAGTAAATGCATTGCGTGATATCGCAGCTTTACGTGCAGAAAATTTTTATGCAGACTTAGAAGGAAAAGTAGGAGATAGTTATCAAAAATCTTTTAACCCTGAATTTTATTTTAATCCTGGAGACTCTGCTAAATATGGAACGGTAAACGAAGCTAAGCAATTAGATTATGCAAATCAAAAAGAAAAAGTTGCTGCTGACTGGGAAAAAGCAAAAACAAAACCTAACTCCAATGCTTACTCATTAACTGAACAAGAAGCTAAAGACTTTGGGTTAACAGGAGCAAGGACTGGAGTCACTTGGGCGGAGCTTGCTTATTATTATGGGTTAGATCTAAATGATAAAAATTCATTTGCCAAATTACATTATGACAAAATTGGACGAGGTGAGAATTTTGACCCTGCACGTGATGTAGTAACAGACAGTGATGTAAAAAGTTTTATTAATGATAATGTTTTGTCTGCTGTGGATGACGCACGTAATGAATTTGGTGATTCACCTTTCCTTGATTTTGTTACTCCTGATGAATTTGCAGATGCAATTCTTGAAGGTATTGACCCATTAGAAAACAAAGATGAATGGAAAGAATTGCTTGAGCTGTATGGGCTAGATGAAAGTGCAACATTAAACGAAGTGCGAGAATATATTCTCGATTCTGTCAGGACAGGAGCTGCAAAAGATATAAGAGAAGGTATTAAATACTTAAACCAAAAAAGCAAAAAACCTACACAAAAAGAATTAGGTGTTACCTACATTGAAAGAGACGAAGATGCCAAGCCTGAAGAAGATCCTGATGCTGATGCCTTATACAAATCATTTAAAAATGCTGGTTTTGGTGGATCCCAGGAAGAATTTTATGAGACGTTCATGCCAGATATGGATCGAACTGATATTGACATGATCACACAAGGCTTAGAAGGGCTTTCATTTAAAGGAGCTGACATGAGTGACCCATTCACTGCCTTAGGCTCTATCCAAGGATTCTTGGGAGATGGAGACAGTGATCTATTTGGATCACCAACAGAAGACAAAGATAAAGAGGAAGACAACGAACCTAAATACTTTGATTTGTTTAGTGATGAAAAAGAAGATGATGACTATGCAAGTGATACAGGGAGAGACTTGATCACAGATTTTACAAGCTTCTTTAAGTAAAATAGAAAAAGGTATCTTAGTCAGATGTCAGATAAGCCCAAGAAAGCAGCTAAAGCAGCAAAGCTGCATAAAGACAAGATGGCTTGCAATAAACCACGAGCAACACCTGGCCACAAAACTAAATCACATGTCGTAAAAGCTTGTGAAAACGGAAAAGAAAAGATCGTCCGATTCGGTCAACAGGGCGTAAAGGGTGCCGGAAAAAATCCCCAGACAGATAAAGAGAAAGCACGTAAGAAGTCATACTATGCACGCCACAACGCACAAGATAGCAAGCCAAGCAAGATGAGTGCTAGGTACTGGAGCCATAAAGTCAAATGGTGACTAATGACTCATGTAGATATTAAAGTCTCAGTAGAAGGGGTTCGTACTCTTTACCAAGCAGTTAATGATGCACTGGAGTACTGGCCTGGGTCACCAGCTAGACCAGCAGAAGAGCAAGAGAATTATAAACAAATGAAATTGTTTTTGTTTAGTATAGTTTGTGAAGCTAATTATGACTTATGAATACCGCTGGCTCTTATGTTCAGGCAAAGCCTAAGAAAACACGTCAAGGTCAAGGCAAGCATTCAAAGCCTTCTCATCGCCGTAAACAGTTACGAGGGCAAGGAAAGTAATATATAGTTAAAGGGATTCTCTTTCAGTGTTCAATGTACCCCTATAAGACTGCGTTGAACATCATTAAAACCTTTGAGGGCTTTAATGAAAAAGCATACCCAGACCCAGGTTCTGGAGGAGAACCCTACACGATTGGCCATGGAACACAGTTCTACCCTGATGGCACTGCCGTTAAGCAGGGGCACATGTGTACCAAGAAGAAAGCTCTTGAGTATGTCCTCAAAGATATCAATCTCATTGCGCATGAAATCAAAGTATTAAACCTCGGACTTTACCCTTCTGCCTTGGAAGCATTGATTTCTTTCGTCCACTCCATTGGATGGGAAGCTTTTTTATACAGTGAGATCATCGACCAATTGGACCGCAACGATTACAAAGCAGTAACTGAATCCATCAACCAATGGGTTTTCGATAAAGACCACCAGGTGATAGGAGGCTTATTGGATCGTCGGAGGCAAGAAGTCAGGCTGTTTCTTCAGGATATAGAGATCAACGCGTGGCCTTCAGACATGGTTTTGCTAAAGGCTTTTAGGAATTATTCCGCAGCACCTCATCAGGTGCGTGCTATCCGAGAATTAGAAAGCGCAGTCAGCCCTTACGTTCTAAGTGAATTCGCAAATGCTTTCTGTGTGACAGATACAATAGCCGAAATGGAAGACGAAGAGCTAAGGGACATCTTTAGTTCTTGGAGTTAGAATTATTCCAACAAGGTCTAAAGTATGGAAGATTTCACATCGTTGAAAGAGATGGATCTGCCTTTACACTTACAGCTTTCTATGCGTAAAGCCGAATTGGCAGCGCAAGAGATGACATGGGACCAGCTGCAAATTGCTCTTTTAAACCTGTATCACCAACGAATGCTTGAGCTACAAGCAATCAAGGACATGCTCCAGGCTGAAGACGTTGAAATTGAATTTGATATCCCTACAGATCTAGAGCTTACTCAGCTTGCTATCAGCATGATGAGCCGAGAGATGGACGAGGAAGAAGACGATGAACAACCGATTTTTGGTTGACGGGTCATGCTTAGGGCCACCCAGTAGGAGCTACAATTCCTGGGTGCAAAAAGTTTTGTCCACATCGACGACGAAGATTATTTAAAACTTTTCTTTTATCTTCTGCCTTAAGGACAGGAGTATGGATTATCTCCCAAGCAACCTCCGCACAAAGCTTTGCAGGCAATGGCGGAGGAGCATAGTACGCACCTACCATACGCCAGGAATCAATTGACCTGTGGCCGCATACGCGCCGATAGCAGCAATGATTCCAAGCATTGCGAACCTACCGTTTAAACGTTCTGCTTTTGTGTTGTGGTCTTCGGTCACTTCAATTACCTCCATTGTTGGTTCTTTAGCAAAGACATTTGTTTGTCCATGCTCGTTAGTTGTTACCGTCATAGGTTTTTATGATCTTGTTTATTCTATATCTACAAGTCGTGTGAGATACCATTGAGCTTTTTCCAATGACTCAATGCCCCCTTTATATTTTTCTCTCCACAAATATTTGGCAACATTGCCTTTCAAGTAACCTCTATACTCTTCTGGCGTTAGCTGCGCTTCAATTGCTTCAATACATTCAATACCACCTCCTGCAATGTAATGAGATGGATGGTTGACTACATCTTGTTTTATGTCATCTCCACTGGTATCCGTTGCCCAAGGGACAGGACAAACACCCCCTGGACAATCAGAAAACTCCATGATCACATCGCTAGATTCTGAAGAACCGCTCCCGACCGGTTCAAACCAGTCTGTAGTTTGCGTTGTTGGTTCATTGCTACTTCCTGCTCTTCTGGTGACAGTTGGCCCATGTCCACCATCAATTGTCGTGGCTGTGGTTCTGCCCCGTGCATCATCCCTGTCTCTGCGCTTGGAATCGTTCCCGTTACTCCGCATCTGGGCTGTGCTCTTGGATCAATACTTAGGTTAATACGATCACTCATATTTTGCTGCGTTGCAGCAAGACCAGTATTGTATTGGTCATACAAAGGAACATCATTAGCCTCATTATCCAAAGGCTGACCAAAACTATCGATAGTCAACATACGATCTTTTAACGTATCGTTCGTTCCCATGAATTCATTGAGGAAACTCATTACACTATGCCCTGGTTTAAGTCAACTATAATTCTATT